CCACGCGGCAACGCCTGTCACCCAGCTCCGCCCGACATTCGGGAGAGTAACTCTCGACTGCAGCCGTCTGCAGCGCAGCCGTGACACCATTCAACCGCGCCACAAAACCCTTGTCAGGTCCTTCCCCGGCTTCCACGCTGCCAAGCCAGCCGCGTGCCAGAAGTTGTCGACCTTCATCAGGCGCCCGCCAGTCCACCATGAACACTTCGACGGCAGCTCCATCGTAGCGCCCCGCCAGCAAATCAGCCGAAGATATCGCAGCCGAAGACAGGGCACCGGAAATCTCCATCGTATCGACCTCCAGCCCGTCACTTGTCACCACGGCAGAAGGCGAAATTCCCGGCGAATGAGAATAGCGAAGACCGTTCACTGACAGCGGCCGGTCATGGCTGGTAAATCCAAGCGCCACGCCGTCAGTCCGCAGAATTCTCCAGCACAATGCAAGGCTTGTGAGCGCAAGCCCCAACCTCGACCCAAGACCCTCGCCGTCCTGCATGATCAGCCCTCGCGAACTTCGACCAGCGGAACCGAGGGCAGTTCACCCGCACGCCAGCCAGAGATGGACACATCAATGCGATCCACCGCAAACCGGACGGGCACATCAAAATGGAAACCGGCTGTCACAAGCGAGTCCTGCGGCGGCGGCTCGTCAAAATCGACATGGCCGCCTTCACCAATTGACCAACCGGCTGTCAGCATAACGCCATCGATCGCAACCATGACCGAGGCTGGCACCGGCCTGGAAATCCGCCGTGCCTGCATGTCGACACCCTCGCCATAGAATTTCACCAGCGCAAAGCGTGTGCGACCACCATCGCCATGCCCCAGTGGCTGGTCGAGCGCGGACACCGCTTCCCCTGGCCGGGCCGAGTTATTGTCAAGCGGGTCATTGAAGCGAAATCCATAGGCCTGACCGCGTCGCGCCCTGAAAAAGCCGATGAGCAGGGAGAGATCGGCCTCAGACCTCACGCCGACGCCTGCGTCATAATATTGCCGCGCATCGCTCCATTGGCTGTTGCGTTGCTCATGTCCCGAGCCGGTGACCACCACCTGCGTGGAGAATTCCGGACCTCCTGCAGCGCCAAACCCAAGCTGCAAAGGAAACAGAACATCGTGAAACGCCATTGGCTGCTCCTCTTCCCCGTCATCCGCTTCAATGGAAAATGCCGTAAACCCGTCGCGGGCCACCTGCGGCCAGGCCCAGACAAAGATTTCAGCCACGCCCCGTCGCACGGCCGCCACCGCTGCAGCAGCAATCGGCTCCCAATCGGCAGCGCGTGCTGCAAAACCTGAAAAATAATGCTGCCCGCTGACCGGATAACCCAGCCGCTCGCTGACCGCCTCTTGTCCTCGACGCTGCCCGCCAAAGTCCTGGCTGGTCACGAATGTATAATCTTCCAGCTGCAAGACATCAAAAGCCGGCGCTGCCCATTCATTAGGCAGATTGGCGCGGATCAGCTCGGGCGCCCGGGAATTAAGCACCTGTGGGGCATAGAACAGGAGCAGCGTCTGGGTATCTGGCGCCGCATTCAGAACGGCATCTCGCAAAGCCAGGGTCGAGCGACCCAGCAGACTGCCGCACCAGTCAAGGAAATGCAGCTCGGCAGCCGTACCCGCCTGTGCGATGTCGGAGATCACTGGCGCTGCAAAGCCTGTTTCCTGAAAATAAAGCGCTACGGTCTCGGGATCATAGAAACACGGTCGTCTGTCAGGCCCCACCCACCACCATGGTTCGCCAATCTGGAACCGGGGCGCCACCCCCTTGCCTTTTGCAAGATTGACAAAGACCCCAGCCACGGCCGCCAGCCACGACATAGCGTCAGGCACCGCAGGCGACAGGAGCGTGGAAGGCGGCAGATATCCGGTCAGCGCACGTCCTCCCGAAAAATCTCGCTGCGCCCACGCCGCCGGGCAGTTCTCGTCGAACAGCTCATAGGACAATGAAAGGACTGGAGAAAATCCTAAGGTACCGGCCCGTTGCAGAAAATCCGCATGCCATGCCAATGCCGGGCCACATACCGGCGTCGTCTCGATCGCCAGATAGGCCGAAGCGCCCTCCTGCCAGCGCAAGGCCGGGAAATGGCTCATGCCGACATAGTGAACCAACGACCCCCGGTAACCGAGAGCAAACATGCCTTCGAGCAACCGCTCGGGCGTCTGGTTATAGCTGTCGTCATAGCCTGAGCAGATGTGCAGCCCATGCGGCGGCACAAACGCATCCCCAGCCCGCACCATGGAGCCAGGTCCCTCACAACGAATCTCGCTCAATAGCAGTTGCGCCGAGACTGGCGCAGGCAACGGCGCCTCGGTCCCGTCGAAGCCGGCCGCCACCAGCGAGATGAACATACGGTCAATGTCTCCGGCCCAAACCCGGTCCGCTTCGCCGGGCAGCATGAAACCACCATCAAGCGCGTCAAAATCCAGTCGAACCACGGCATCGGTCGGGATGCCCTGTGCATAGTTCCAAAGCCGCACATACCAGGCCCGCGTCACGCCCATGGCGTCCCGTCCCTCTATGGTCAGTACTGGTCCGTTCACGGCATCGAGCGGCACGACATCGCCCACCAGCCGCAAGCGGAACGTCAGCCGGGTCCGCCGATAATCCCGGGAGGTCTCAAGAGACACAAGCGGATGGCTCCAGCGGTCTTCGGATTCCCATATCAGCCCCGCAAGGTCCCCACGGCGCAGGAACTCTGCCGAAAGCGTCAGCCCGTCCACGCCCTCGCTGGTAACCGCCGCCATCATCGGGCGCGGAAAATCGACGGTCCAGTAACGCGGGTCAAAGCGCTTCACCCAGCGCCACCGTAGCCGGTCTGCCGGCCTTGCCAGCCAATGCTGTATCATGCGTCCACCTGCATCAACGCCCGTCGCACGGCACGTGCCACCTGGGTGCCCGTCTGTCGCATGGTGGCGGCACTTGCCTCCCGGGGCGCCGCCACATTCACCGTCACCTGCACCCCGGCGCGCGCTCCGGAACCCGCCGCCTCGACGCGACCTGCCGCTGTCGGCACAAAAAGCTCCGGCCCCCGCTCGCCGACCCTGTAAGCACGTCCAGCACTGACAGCGCCCCCGGTCGCCCGTCCCGGGGCCCCGCCCAAAAGGCCGGAAATCGTGCCCCCAAGCGCGCCAACCACGCCGGCATTTCCGCCGCCAAACAGGTTTGACAAGTCACTGCGGACCGCGCCCGCAGCTATGTCCGACAACGCCCGCAACGCTGCCCGGCGCAAATCCTCAAATCCCAGCCGTCCATTGACCGCCGCCCGCGCCAGCGCCCGCTCTATGCCACCCCCGGCTCGCTCCGCCCCTTGCGCAAGCGGCCCGTCCAGTTCGCGGCGGATATCAGAAAGCCCCGCCATGAACCCCGAAGTGTCCGCCCGTACGCGGACAACCAAGGCATCAAGCTCACCCACATCAACATTCATCGGGATATGCCTCCATCAACCGGCGCAACCACGCACCGTCCAGCGGTTCAGCCTCGGCAGCCACGTCCAGCCCCAACGCAGTCCGCAATTCCTCCGGCGTCGCTGCCCAGAAGTCGGGCGGCCGCCAGCCCAGCTCCATGGCGGCCACCCGCCCCGCCAGCCGTGCCGCGTCAGCAAAGCGCATCGGGCAAGCTCTCACCGTCCCGCCAGTATCTGTCCCAGCAGCACCCGCAGCACCGGCGTCGCTGACGCCAGCCCGCCTGCCACAAGCGCCTCGCCAAACGCCGCCCGGTCCAGCCCCTCGGGCGGCGCTTCCACGCAATGCCATATCAGCCCTGCCATCTCGACGAGCGTCAGCTCGCCGCCCGACGCCCGCTCCACCATCTGGAACAGCGGCCCCATCTCGGCCTCAGCCGCCACCAGCGCCTGAAAGCTCGGGCGCAGCACCAACACATGGCCGCCCAACTCAAACCCCACCTCGCCCCGTTCGGCGTTGGCCACCCTCACGCGGTCACCACCGGGCCTGAACTTTCCAGCGCCATGGTATAAGTGCGCTCGCCATTGAAATCCCCGGCATAATCAAGCCGGGTGATCAGAAATCGCCCGGTCACCGTCTCACCGCTCTCAAACGCCACGCGGTAGTCATCAACCGCGCCGGCCAGCGCATTGGCCTTGACGCGCGCCTCGGCGGCCGAACCGGTAAACACCCCTGAGCCGCTCAACGAAACCGAGCGCACACCGGCCCCCGACAAAAGCTCCCGCCACCCACCAGAGCCCTGGTTGGTCACCACGACCGTTTCGGTATTGACCGTCATCTGCGTCGTGCGCAGCCCCGCTACGGTCGTAAACCCCAGCGGCAGCCCACCGTCTCCCACCTTCAGCAAGAAGGCACTGCCCTTTTCCATCGCCATCAGCCGTCCCTTTCAAAAAATGCCCGCCTCACCCCGCAACCACCCGGCTGCGCAGCCGAAATTCCACCAGCCCCTCGCTCCACCCGCCGGCCTCGGCACGCGCCAGCGCTCTGACCAGCCGGCTGGACACCAGCACATGCCCGTCGCGCGCTCCTTCAAGACCGGCGAGCGCAGCCTCGACGCCCGCCATGATCGGCTTCAGCCGGGCCACCCCCGGCCCCTCGTCCCAAACCCGCACCTGTACCCGGTGCTCATGCCCGGTCTCGGTCTTGGTGCTCCAGTCGCTGACCAGGTCAGGCCCAATCGTCAGATAGGGCGCCACCGCATCGACAGGTGGCGCATCGAACACCCCCGTCACCCCTTCCACAGCTGCCAGCGCCGTCACCATCAGCCGCTGCATAGCAAGGCTCGCACTCATCTCCGCCACCCTCCCGCGCTATCCACGTCCACCACCGGCCCCCTGCT